AGGCTAGGAGTTTCTAGGTACATCCCCATTTCAACATAGGTCTCATTAAGATTGCCAACGGAGAAATGTTCGCTCATAGTTGAGTAAATCATATCATCCCCATTTTACAAAGTAAATAACCAGTTGACAGAATTGGGCGTAAGTCCAGCCTTTTCGGATAGCATGCAAAGACATGATACCGATATGGCTGAAAGTGTTTCCAAAACTGGTTAAGGTCTGTCCAGTTGATTGTCCCGGCACCAAGTAAATCTGGCCCAAGATGACACAATAACCGCAATACGCCATACTAAAATAGCGATCATGGTCATCATCATGCTCGGGGTCGATAAATGGCCGCAAAGACTCTCTATGTGCAATCGCCGTCCACAGCGCCATGTTGGCATCGTGGCCTTGTGAATCTACTGAGAACAAATCCCCCTTGTGACGATACAATATGCCCCACAAGCGAATAAAATCCGCTCCTGGAACACTTGCACCGACTGTTGAGGGATGATCTAAAGCAGACTCGTTAAAGGTCTCCATGATCTTACCATATAGCCTGTTTCCAGCCACCACCATAGCTGTGCAAACTGGTCGCATACAGCGAGCCAATTTGCCCTTGAGTCTCATCTCATCTTTGTCCACATGCATCTGTAAACAAGTAAACCGCCTAAAATATTCAAAAAGATCCTCCACCGTATTGGACCGGAGGACATCACCCTTAGTGGGACCATATCGGTACTTGAATGGTATCCCACAAGACTTTTTCCTATCTACAGCTAAGTCCACTTCTTCCCAAGACCAGTGCCCCACCCCCGTTATATGGGGTGCCAATACTTTCCTTTCCCAAGACACAACACGCCAGAAGTCGCCAGGACTAATCCATGGAATATCATGATAATACTTCATGAAGGCCTTGGCCACTCCATCACGCGAAAACTTGGGGGGTCCGTATGACAACCCAGCCGGCGGCGGGTAAGCCGGATCAGGATAATACTTAGTCGTTGCTGGCTTTCCAACTGGAACCTGCGCGTAGCAAGGTAGTTCCAACCAGGGCTCAGGCGACTGAACATCAACCCACTCCGGCAACACCAAGGGCAACAGTTCTAGGGGGCGGATTTCCCTACCCCCAAGCCCTGTAAAAAAGACTTGACAGAAGGGGTAATCCCGATAAAACCGTTGTGTCC